CACAAATTGACCCTTTAAATGAGATGAGTCAATCTGCTTTTTTTCTTGACAGACAAAATTGCCCTGAAGAGGGTCGTTTTTTTGTTGGAGCACCTGAGTGGTATGATGCTTTAGCTAACACATCTTCTAAACTATTATCAGTAGATTACAATGCTGGTAAAGGTAGTCTTAGAAATGGATTAGTTGCAAGTGGTCTCGTTAGAGGTTTCCAAATGTACAAATCAAATAATCTAGCAACAAATGACTTAACAGCAGCTTCACCTGCTGGGACAGCAACTGCTCCTGTGGCAACATGGGGTCAAATGAGTGCAGTTTCGTGTGCATCTCAATTGAAGATTGTTGAAAGTTTAAGAAGTACTACTACTTTCGCTGACATAGTAAGAGGATTACTTGTCTTCGGAAGAAAAGTTCTTAGAACTGATTGCGTTGGAAGAACAATTTACGTTATAGCCTAATTTATTAGTCTTTACGTTATTGTTAGTATTAAACCTAACACCTAGATAGGGGGTTGAAATATACCCCCTGTCTTTTAAAATCAACCAAAGGATTTATATGGAACATATTAATAAAGCATGGGCTTGGGTTAAAGCCAATAAAAAAATTTCTATTATTGCAGTCGTAGTAGTAGTAGTTATATACAGTCTTGTTAATTAATTTATAGAGGAATTTAAATGAATAAAGCTGTAAAAAAGCTTAAAAAACTCAAAGCCGATTTAGATAAACTTGAAGAAAAAGAAGAAGTGGTTTTAGAAAAAATTGATGAAGCAATTGAGGAATTAGAAAATTGCGACCACTCTGATTGTTCACCTGTTCATTCATTAAAAATTAACGATTAAAAATGGCAAAAACATATTTAGCACTTACTAATGAATTATTAGTAGAACTTAATGAACCAGAACTTACAGCAGTTGCTGATGGAGTAGGAGTACAAAAACAAGTTTCTAATTGTGTAAATAGAGCTTACTCTGATATAGTAGATGCTGTAGATGATTGGTCTTGGTTAAGTGCTGGTAATCCTGATGACCCTTATTATGGTAATACTACTGTTCAAACAGTTATTGGACAAAGATGGTATTTAGCAAAAGCTTTATCTCCAGATGTAGATGGAGATTTTGATTCAGTAAATTGGGATATGTTTACTCTTGTAGATACTGCCTCACCTTATACAATTAATAAATTAGCTTTTACAACTTTAACAGTTTGGAGAACTAATTATGCAAAATCAGAAGAAGCTTCTGCTAGAACTTCTGAATATGCAGTACCATTAAGAGTTATAAGAAGTTCTGATGGTAGAAGATTTGGATTATCTCCAATACCTGATAAAGTTTATAATATACATTTCTTTGCATATAATAGACCAACTGCTTTATCTGCAGATACAGATACAGTTGCCTTTCCAGAACAATACAAAACAGTTTTATTAGCAAGAGCTAGATATTATATTTATCAATTTAAAGATAATATAGCTCAAGCACAATTAGCATTAGACGAATACAAAAAAGGTTTACAATCTATGGCTGATAATTTAAATTCACCACAACCACAATATATGTCGGATGTAAGATTTACTTATTTGTTACCATAAGGATTAAAAATTTATGCCAACTCAAGGAGCTTCCATTACAGTTGCAGGAGGTTTAGATTTAGTTTCAAGTGCTCACGCATTATTTAGAACCCCTGGAGCAGCAACTATTTTACAAAACTTTGAATCAGCTACTACTGGTGGCTATCGAAGAATAAATGGATTTGCAAAATGGGGTGGAGCAAGTGCAACAGTTCCAACTGGTCTTGCAACAGATGATATAACAGGATTAGTTCCATATGCTGATGGAGTTATTGCTTGTCAAGCTAATAATATTTATTGGAGTCTAGATGGTATAAGTTGGACTCAAATAAATAAAGATACTTATAAAGCTCTTACAGGTACAGTTGCAGTAACTGCAAGTTCAGCAGCAGTTGTTGGAACTGGAACAACTTTTACAACTGAATTAGCTGTAGATGATAGAGTAAAAATTAATAGTATTAAATACAGAGTTTTATCTATTACAGATAATACAAATTTAACATTAGATATTGATGTAGTATCTACTGCTAGTAGTCAATCTATTTATAGAAGTGGAATGATAGCTAGTGAATTATCAAGTGCTACAGCAATTGTAAGAACTAATCAAACTAATAATCAGTTTGCTAAATATGAATCAAAAGGTGCTTATGGAACCTTATATATTGTTGATGATGTTAATAAAGTAGCTGAATTTCAAATTACTAAATCAGGTGCTGTATATAGTTATTATTTTGAAGAATTAGATAGGTCAGCTCCAGTTAATCCTTCAAGAGCTACTATTTTTTCAGAACGATTAGTAGTAGCAGGACAATCTGTATCAACAAGTACTGTTGCTTATAGTGGTCGTTTAAAACCTTATGATTTTGAAGCTACTGGTTCAGGAACAATTGATGTTGGAGATATAATTGTAGGTATTAAAGTCTTCAGAAATACTCTTATTATCTTTTGTAATAATAGTATATTTGAGTTGACAAGTCTCGATTCTACCCCTATACTTAAATCTATAACTAAGAATATAGGTTGTATAGATGGAAATACAATTCAGGAAATAGGTGGAGATTTAATCTTCCTAGCACCTGATGGTTTACGAACAGTTGCTGGTACAGCTAGAATTGCTGACGTTGAAATTGGTTCTGTTAGTAGAAAAATATTACCTTTAATAAATGATATTCTTGATAATATAGCAGATTATACTTTATCAAGTATGGTTATTAGAGAACGAAGTCAATATAGATTATTCTATCATAATTCAGGTCAAGCAAATTCAAGTCAAAGTGGAATTATAGGAACATTTAAATTTGATGAACAAGGAATTCCTGCTTTTGAATGGAGTGAGTCAAAAGGATTAGTAGTTAAAAGATGTACTTCAGATTTAAATACTTCTAATGAAGAAGTTAAATTTAGTACAGATGAAACTGGTTTTGTTTATTTACATGATAGTGGAGACAATTTTAATGGTTCCAATATTGATGCAAGATTTCAAACACCAGATATGGACTATGGAGATAATGGTTTAAGAAAAAGTCTTTATGCTGTTAAAGCAAATATTAAACCAGAAGGAACACAAGACGATTTAAAATTAAGAATTAGATATGATTTTGAATCTACAGATGTACCTCAACCTGGAGAATTTAATGTTGGTACTTTAAATCGAGCATCTTTATATGGAAGTGCTTTATATGGAAGTGGAACATATGGTGCAGTAGTTTTACCAAGTAAAAGAATGTTAGTAACAGGAAGTGGATTTTCAAATAGTTTTAGATTTTTTAGTGATGATACAAATGCGGCTTATTCAGTTAATGGATTATTCGTATCATTCATAGCAGGAGGAAGAAGATAATATGGCAGGTTATACACGACAAACCACATTTACAACTGGTAATACAATTGAAGTTGCAGATTTTAATAATGAATATAATCAATTATTAGCAGCATTTGTAAATACAACTGGACATAAACATGATGGTACAGCAGCCGAAGGTCCTGTTATTTCTGTACTTGGAGATAGTGGAGTAGTTACTCCTTTAAATAAAATTTTAGTTGATACTGCAAGTAATCATTTAGAATTTTATGTAGATGTTTCTAGTGCTGCAGTTCAACAATTAAGAATTCAAGATGGAGCAATCGTTCCAATTTTAGATAATGATATAGATGTAGGTACAAATCTTTTAGAATTTAAAGATGCATTTTTTGATGGTACTGTAAATTTAGATACTTTAGTTATTGGTACTTCAACTGGTGTAACATCTGTTGATACAGATTTAACTTCTGCTTCATCAAGTGATGATACTTTAGCTTCTGCTAAAGCAATTAAAACTTATGTAGATTCAGTACCTGTCGGAGACCTTACTGCTATTGTAGCAGGAACTGGTTTAACTGGAACATCTTTATCAGGACCAATACCAACTTTAAATGTAATTGGTGGAACTGGTATAACTGCTAACGCAGACGATATAGCAATTGATGCTACAGTTACTACATTAACTGGTTCTCAAACTCTTACAAATAAAATTCTTACAAGTCCAGTTATTAACACACCAACAGGTGATGTTGTAACTATAACTGGAACACAAACTTTAACAAATAAAACTCTTACAACTCCAATTATTTCTAGTATTTCAAATACTGGAACAATAACTTTACCTACTTCAACAGATACATTAGTTGGTAAAGATACTACAGATACTCTTACAAATAAAACATTAACAAGTCCAGTTCTTAATACAGCAATTAGTGGAACAGCTTTTAAAGATGAAGATACTATGTCTTCTGATTCAGCAACTGCTGTATCTTCACAACAATCTATTAAAGCTTATGTTGATACCCAAGTCGCAACTATACCAGTTGGAGATATTACTTCAGTTGTTGCAGGAACAGGTTTAACAGGTGGTGGAACATCAGGTGATGTTACTTTAAATGTTATTGGCGGAACAGGTATTACTGCAAATGCAGATGATATTGCAATTGATAGTACTGTTGCTACATTAACTGGTTCTCAAGTTTTATCAGCTAAAACATTAACTAGCCCAGTTTTAAATGGAACACTTAGTGGTACAGCATTTTTAGATGACGATACTTTAGCGGATGATTCTGCTATAGCAGTCGCATCTCAACAATCTATTAAAGCTTATGTTGATGCACAATCACATTCTACTGTTACAGCAGATAGTGTTACTACATTTACAAATAAAACAATAGATGAAGATGCTACTGGTAACGCAATTACAAATTTAGCTAATGCAAGTATTAAAGCAGCAGCAGCTATTGATGCAACAAAGATTGCAGATGGTACTGTTACAAATGCAGAGTTTCAATATATAAATAGTTTAAGTTCAAATGCTCAAAGTCAAATAGATTTAAAAGCAGCTTTAGCTTCCCCAGCTTTAACTGGAGACCCTACAGCTCCTACACAATCAGCAAGTGATAACTCAACTAAACTTGCAACAACAGCTTATGTTGATGGTCAAGTTGCAACAGAAAATGAATTATCAGAATTAAATGATGTAACGATTGCAGGTATTGCAGATGCTAATTATTTAATATATGATAATGCTGCAAGTGTTTGGAAAAATAAAGCGATAAGTGGTGCTTTTACTTCTGATAATTTAGGAGTAACAACTTTATCTGCTTTAATAGATGCTACAAAAATAGCAGATGGAACTGTAACAAATGCAGAATTCCAGTATATTAACACTTTGAGTTCTAATGCACAGACTCAAATAGATACAAAAGCTACTGCAGGTTTTGCTGTGGCTATGGCGATTGCTTTGTAGTTTACAACATGGCAAAAATATGGTATAATTAGGATAACAAATGGCTCAAAATTTTCAAAGAACACTAAAAAGAAATATCACTCTCTTGGCTTCCCCTATGGAACTAAGAGCAGCTACTACAACAAATGATGCAATCATAGGTGTAAGATGTACTAATACTTCTGGTGTATCAGTAAATGTTACTGTCTATGTAAAAAATAGTGCAACAAACTATTACATTATCAAAGATGCTCCCATCCCTACAGGTGGAAGTTTAGAATTAATTGATGGTGGTTCAAAAGTTGTATTACAAACTGGAGATTCAGTTGAAGCTTATGCTTCAGCAGCTACTTCAGTTGATATTGTTTTAAGTGTTGTTGATTCAATTAGTACATAATATTAAGGATAATATAAATGGCATATGTTGGTGCAACCCCTGCAAGACTACCTTTAACTTCAAGTGATTTAGCTGATAGTATAGTTACTGCAGCAAAAATTGCAACTGATGCAGTTGAAACTGTAAAGGTTAAAGATTTAAATGTTTCTACAGCAAAGTTAGCTGCAGATGCAGTCACAAATGCTAAAACAGAATTTACACCTGGATTAGAAATCAAAGGTGATGGTGCAAGTGCTGCTGGTAAATTAACTTTAAATTGTGAACAAAATACTCATGCAGTTCATATTGAAAGTCCTGCTCATTCAGCAGGAGCTGGATATACTTTAACACTCCCTACAGGAGTTGGAACTGATGGACAAGTTTTATCAACAGATGGAACATCATCAAATCAATTATCTTGGATAGATGCAGTAGAAGCAAAACCTACTGTAACTGCAGTAAGTGCAATTATTCCTCCAAGTATTGCAACAAGTGTAACTATTACAGGAACAAATTTTGCAAGTGATTCTACTCATGTACCAATTGTAGAAGCAGTAAGTTCAACAAATGCATATACAAGAGCTTCAGTAGTTTCTTGGGCAAGTGCAACCTCTATCTCGGCAACCTTCGATTTACCTCTTGGAGATTACCGAGTTAGAGTTGAGAATCCAGATGGTAATGCTGGAATGTCAACTAACGCAATTTTACAATCAAGCTCATCTCCTACATGGACAACTGCTGCAGGTTCTTTAGGAACTTTTGGAGCAGCAACTGCTATCTCAGAAACTGTTGTAGCAACTTCAGATAGTGCAATTACTTATGCAAAAACTTCAGGAACTTTTCCTGGTGGTGTTACATTAGCAACTGCAACAGGAATAATTAGTGGAACAGAAAGTGGAAG